GCCGCCTCGATCGTGGCGTTCAAGGCCAACAGATTGGTCTGCTTGGCGATGTCTTGGATCAGATTGACCACTTCCCCGACCTGATGGGCGGCCTTGGCCAATCCCTGAATCTGATGATTGGTTGTCTCCGCTTGCCGGGAGGCGCGATGGGCGATGTCGGTCGCCCCTGAGACCTGACGATTGATCTCGCCGATTGAACTGGCCAATCGTTCACCGGCGGCGGCCACCGCTTCGACATTGCTCGCGGCGTTCCGGGACGCGCCGTCGGCCGCCCGGGAGCGCTGCTCGGTGTGGTCCACGGCGGAGGACATCTCCCCCGCCGCTCCCTGCATGACATTGGCCTGCTGGTGCACGGCGTCGGCCGCCGCCCGAACCTCCTCGTCCAGTGCGTTGTTCAGGGCCATCATTTCGGTTCTCATGCGGCGCTCGTTTCGGCGGGCTTGAGTGGTCTGATCTGACTGCAGCGTATGCATGCGGATGCTATTTTCCTTGAAGACCTCCAGCGCCGCCGCCATGGCGCCAATTTCATCCCGACGCTCGGTGCCCGGGACCTCGATATCGAGGGCGCCGTCGGCCATGCGGCGCATGACGCTGGTTATGGTGATGACAGGACCGGCGACAAGGCGGCCGAACACCAGGCCCAACACCACTGCCAGGACCAGACTCACGGCGGCGAAGACGGTCATCGCCACCGTGGCGCTTGTTACGGTCTCGCCGATGGCCCGTGTGGCGCTAATTTGAAGGTCCTTGGCGCGGCTCGCGAGCCCATCGAGGGCCTTCTGATACTCGGCGCTGATGGCTTGAAGGGAGGACAGGGCCGAGAACGCCTCGGTTTGCGCCGCTAGGGCCTTGCGATGAAGGGCGAACATGCCGTCGTCGCCAGTCGCCAATCGGTTCAGCTCGTCGAAGGCGCCGCCGACGCGGGCCATGTCGGTTTCCTCGCCCGCCTCCTCGAGGGCGGATCGCAGCCGTCCTAACCGGGACGTGGCGGCCCGCGCATAGCGGGCAAAGTTTTTTTCGATCTTGGGGAGGCCGTCGGGAGTCGGCTCCGTCTCGTAAACGGAGACAATATGGTCGAGCTCCGTCAGGAAGTTCATGAGCTTGTAGCTGTTCTGAAGGATCGGATACGAGAAGTGGAAGACAGTCCCAATCACGTCCGACAGGCTATCCACGGATGCATTGCCGGATTGCACCATCGTCCGTGACTGGTCCTCGTCCCGTCCCATTAGCGATTCCGCCAATTTGGCGAGGTCCGACAGGGTGTCGTTCAAGCCGGCCGCGACGTCGCGGAATTGGCGCGTCAATTCCTCCACCCGGCGCTGTGTGTCCAGCAGCGTCGCCTGCATGGCGATGGCCTTTTCCGTCTGCGTCCCATATTGCGCATGCAGGTCGACAAGACGAGCGACCGACCCGGCCACGTCGGTCCGCTCGGACTCGGCGGCCAAAATCCTGAGCCGCTCTTTCGCGTCGGCCTGAAGGGATTCCAGCCGACTCCCGATCCGGTCAAGCTCGCTCGGATCGGTCTGCGCGAGCGCCTCGCGGATCATAAGTTCGACGTCCTTGTTCGACGCCACCAGCGCCTGCGCGCCGAGCAGCATCGGTTGGCTTTCCTCGGAGACGACGTCGACCCTGTTGGAGATGGAATGGGTCAGGACGATGCTGGCGCCGCAGGCCAGCACCACCAGAACCATGAGGGACAGAAAGCCGGAGAGGAGTTTTCCCCTCAGGCCAAGGCGCGGCCTGGACCCGTGCCCCCGGTTCCGGTTCGACATGGCGCTCTCCTTGGGCCGCGCGCGGGTCCGAGGTCCGCTGATCCGCCGTGCGTCCGTGGGTCTTTGCGGCGATGGACGCCATGACCGGGTCTCAGTTGGCCGTCACGGATGTGCGGAAGACCTGCACGCGGTTGTTGGCCGTGTCGGCGACGTAGATCCGGCCGGTCTCGGGATTGAGGATGATGCCGTGGAGGTTGCCGAACTGGCCTTCGGCCTCGCCCTTGCTACCCCATGAGGTCAGGAACGTGCCGTCGCTGGTGAACACCGAGACCCGATCATTGCCGATCTCGGTGACATAGACATTGTCGGCCGCATCAAAGGAGATGCCGGCCGGCCGGGACAATTGGCCCGGTTCCGAGCCGGTTTCTCCAAAGATAAACTGTACGGTGCCCTCGGCATCGTAGACGACGACGCGGTCGTTTTTCAGATCGGCTACATAAAGAGCGCCGGCACTGTTGAATTTCGCGGATTCCGGATTGTCGATTTGACCGTCACCCGTGCCGTGCTCGCCGAAGGCGAAGAGAAAGGTCCCGTCTAGGTCAAAAACGCTGATACGGTGGTTGCCGGCCTCGGGGACATAGAGGCGTCCCTCATGGATGTCCATGAACTCGCTCTTGATGGTCTGTCCCGGCTCCGAGCCGTAGCCGCTGAAGGTTCTCAGCCACTCGTATTCAGGAGAATAGACCTTTATGTATCCGCTTTGATAATCGGCAACATAGATGTCGCCGTTGGGCGCGACGGCGATGCCTTCCGGCTTTTCCAGGTGCTCGTCGAAATCGCCGTGTCCGCCGAAGCGGGTGATATACGCGCCGGTGGTTTGGTCGAAGACCTGAACGTAGGCGTGCGAGGCGTCGGTGACCAACAGATGACCGTCCGCCGTGAATGCGAAATCCTCGACATAACCGAATTGCCCCTCGTCGTTTCCCTCGGAGCCGAAGCTCATGACGGGTTCGATCGAGATGTCGGCGGCATGGGTGGTCGACGCGACGACTAGGGTGGCGAGGGCGGAGGCGACGGCGGACAAGATGGCATTCGGGGTCATTGGCCAACTCCATGACGAGAATGAGGATGCCAGTCGGTCATGGGACCCTTCAGGGCCCCATGTTGTCTTTGAAATCAAAAATTGGAACATGGAGACAGGAATAAAACTCCTGATTCCCATGGCAAGTCTTAGACGCATTCATTGGAATGTTACGAGATAAGATCGAATTTTGCTACGATTTTGATCATTTAAGCCCGAATGAAAACCTTAACGTTATGGCGAATATCTCTGTATCATGTGTGAATTATAAGTTGCTGTCTGTCCGGATCGGGAGGAACGCTCAACAAATTAGAGATTTCAATATTGGAAAACGTCTTTTTTTGGTGGCCGCGCGGTGGGACCGATCGTCTTCGCTTTCCGTTTCACGGTTGGATGCATCCGGGGACCACGGCGGGCGTCTGCGTCCTCCCCCCAAACGGCCCCTGGAGCGCAACGAGAACACCCCTGAAAACGCAATGTTTTCAGGGGGTTGGAAATGGCGCCCGGGGACAGATTCGAACTGCCGACACGGGGATTTTCAGTCAGGTTTTTAGCGTTCGTTTTCAACGGCTTAGACTGTGCTGACGTGTAAAACGCGCCGAGAAACTCAATGGGTTAGCGGATGTTTGTAGAACAGGTTCTGGCGGGATTCTTCGCTTTACTCACCCACCAGCCCCCGCACCTCATCCATCCGCGCCCGGCAGACCTCGCCGGCCGTGCGTTCCTCGGTCAGGGCGATGGTCAGCGTGACCATGTCGATGGGGGCGGGCTTGGATGCGCCCGGCGGGCAGGTCAGCAAGTCGTCGGGGATGACTGGACAGGTCCGGGGCGGCGGGTTAGTCGGCGCCGGCGTCGCCCCACAGCCGCTCAACAGCGTCCCGGACAGCATCAGGCACAGACAGGGCAGTCGGGGGCCTCGGCATGGCGCAGATCCTCCAGGATGGCGGCGCGGTCGGCCGCGACGGCGCCAAGGACGCCGAGCACGGCCAGGGCCGGCCAGAAGCGCAGGAGAAGGGCGGTCATCGCCCGTGCTCCGCCTGCCATGCGACCTGATCCCAAGCCCGGTTCCATTGACTACATTCTTGAGAATAGAGAGCATGTTACGCCCGAGAAAGAGGGCGGTGTTTTTCGTATTCTTATTTCGGGTACTGTCATCAGAAGAATTTAAGCTACGTGTCCAACGATGATACACAGCGCGGATATGCTTGACGTGGGTGTTATGGCCATACCTTCGCGTCCGGGCCGGGGAACCTGCATTACACTGGCACCTTCGGGTTACACCCGAGTCCCCGTAGCGGAGATGCAGATGGGGAGCCATAGATGCCACTGTTGCATCTGAAGCAACATGCTCGTCTTCATCACGAGGGAGGCGAGGATGAGGTGCTTCGTTGTGTTGGTCGCTGCCATACTTTCTGGAATAGGGGCGATCGGGCTTGACGCAAGCCCTGGGAATGCGTCTGACGATTCTCTGGCAAGCTTATTGGAGGCTGCCCGGAACCATTCTCCCATCCAGATTCCGCGTTCTATGCCGGGCGACAAGGGAAAGGACTACCTGATTGCGGCCGAAAGGGACGGCGACGTTATCCGCGCCCTTCACAAACGTGAAGGCGTGTTCGATATCGGCTTCACGCTGACCGAGAGCAACTGCTCGACCATGAAGATGCGAGAGTTGGGGGACAAGGACGGCTCACCAGAGGGCATGAGCACCAGTGACCCAACGAAATGGTTCGATCTGGTGTCGGGATCCTCGAAATCGGATTTGTGGCGCTTTCTTTGCCAGACGCCGCCAGAAGGTTGGGGTCTGTAGCGGCGGCATACCTACCAGCGCTATTTCGGCTGCTGCCGGCTCGGTGATCGCCGCGCCATCGCGCCGCACCTACTGCCCCCGGCTCCGGCCGGGGGCTTTTTCGTGGATGCAATTCGCTGCCCAAATCCGCCCTGTCGGATGTTACCTAAGATGTTACCTATTGGGATTTCCGAGGTAGCGACCGGGCTGGTGGGGCGGCTTAAGTCCTTGTTTTCGTTGGTGGGCGATGACGGGCTCGAACCGCCGACCCTCTCGGTGTAAACGAGGGCATGGGGTATAAAAACCGCCGTGTTTCAATAAGTTAGCTTACTGTTCAAGCAGTATTTTTCCCACCGGGACTCGGTTTGCGTATCTGTTTGCGCCTACAGTGTAGGCGCAAACGATTCAGGGCTCAGGGTGTCCCCACCAGCCCCCGCACCTCATCCATCCGGGCCCGACACACTTCGCCGGCCGCGCGTTCCTCGGTGAGCGCGATGGTGAGCGTGACCATGTCGATGGGGTCGGGCTTCTGGGCACCCGACGGGCAGGTCAGCAAGTCGTCTGGGATCACTGGGCAGGTCCGGGGCGGCGGGTTAGTCGGCGTCGGCGTCGTCCCACAGCCGGTTAACAGCGTCCCGGACAGCATCAGGCACAGGGCAGTCTGGAGCAGTCGCATGACGAAGGTCCTCCAGGGTGGCGGCGCGGTCGGCGGTGATGGCGGCGAGGCGCGCATGGGCCCGGGACAGGGCGTTCACAACGGCCGCTTCGTTGGCCTGGGTCTCGGCCAGGGCGAGTTGATAGGCCGCGAGGGTGTCGGCTTGCTCCTGGACCTCGCGAGCCAGGGCGGCGCGGTCATTCAGGGCATCGGTGATCCAGGCCGCGCCGGCGGCGGCGATCCCCAGGACACCGAGCACCGCCAGGGCCGGCCAGAGGCGCAGGAGAAGGGCGGTCACCGCCCGCGCTCCGTCAGCCAGCCCAGGCGCCAGGCGGCGAACAGGCCAGCGGCCACCAGCAGCACCAGGGCGACGACGGCCAGCTTGGCGAGGTCGCCGTCGAAGTTGCCCAATACGGCGCCAGATCCGGAGGCCACAGCCCCGGCCCCGGAGACGACCGCCGTCGTTACCTTGAGCGCCGCCGGCTTCGTCGTTTCCGGCGGGAAGCGGTTCGCCTCTTCGCGATCCACCACAGGGCGGGCCGGGAAGGCTGGGCCCCAGGATCGCGCGGGCCCCATGTCGATGTGCACGAAGGTCTGTTTCGGGTACCAGGCGGCGGCTGTGAACCCGCAGGCCATGGCGGCGACCCGAAGCACCGTGGGGTGAACGTTGCCACAGGCGATATCAAAGGCCACGCCCTCGCGGTGCTGGGATTTCTTCGCGCCTCCGACGGCCCGGTTGTGCGTTTCGCTGCGATAGGCGCTGTTGAGGATGAGCGGATGGCCGCCCAGAGCCGCCCGCAGGTCTTCGAGCGCATCCAGGGCCCGGGGCACCACCAAAAGCTCGCCGGTACCTCGACAGGCGATTTCGGCGGGGCTGAAGTGCGGCCAGTGCCAGGACCCGGCGGGGACGTCGCGCCAATGGCGGTAGAGGCGGGGGGCGTCGGTCATTGGCGCGCTCCTTTGCTGCGATTCGCCCGGCGTTGCGCCAACAAGGCTTGTGCCTTTGGGATGATCTGCAGCCACGCGAGGATGATCGCGGAGATCAGGGACAGGATGGCGAGCAGGCCGTTGATGGTGTCCAGCCACCATCCGAGGGGCGCCAGGGCGGCGGCCGGTACGGCGACCACAGGGGCGACCGCGTCTCGGAGTCTGTCCATGATGTCGTCCCGCTCCCGGCCCCGGTGGTCATTGCCGCGACGATAGGCCGTGTCCGGTTGGGTGCAGCGAAAAAGACCCGAATCCTGGGCGGGGGCGCAGATTGACTCATAACGCGATAAACGTCATTTTTGCGCCCGCATAAGGATATAGGGAGAGGGTCATGGCAACTTATATGGTCGCATACGACCTAAGTGCCGAAGGGCAAAACTATGAATGCCTACACAAGAAGCTCAAGAGCTACGGGACACATTGGCATATGCAACGGTCGGTGTGGATTGTCGTGGCGGACCAGACGGCGGCGCAAATCAGAGATTTTCTCAAGTCTTGTCTTGATAATAATGACAAATTGTTCGTTGGAAGGCTAACCGGAGAAGCCGCTTGGATAGGATACGAAGATAAAGTTTCGAAGTGGATCAAAGATTGCCTTTGAACGGCTTGCCGTTGCAATAAGGGACATCATATCCACAATTGCGAGGTATAGTCTCACCGGACCAAGACTGTTCGGTAGGCCCGCATCGTTCGGTCGTGTTTTGGAGAGACCCATAGGGAACGTCGCCGACCTTGAACGAAATCCCCAGGATCTTTCCCAGACAGTGCATCAGATAGACACGCATCACTCATCCCTCCAATTGACGGCCTAAGGATCACGGTGGCGCGTGTCCGGTTGGGTGCAGCGGGGGATTTGGGGTCAATCGGCGCGGGTCCCGCCGAAAAGCGCGTTCGTTTCCGCCTGGGCCCCGCCGAGGCGACGAGGCAGGGAGGGCGCGCGGCCCTGGAGAAGCTCCGCCACCTTGCGCTTGAGGGTTGGTAGCTGCAAATGGACCTCTTCCCAGGGCCTTCCTGCTGCATCGGCTGCTTTGTTGTGGATTTCGATCGCGTCGGCCACGCGTTGGACACGATCCGCAGCCCGACGGACGCCCTCTTCATTTTTCTCCTTATCTGCGCGATCGTAGTCGACGAGAGCCAGGGCGAGCTTCATGTACGTGCGCGACCGCAGCAGATCGACGGCACTTTCCTGCCGGCGGATGGCCTGCCGGCGTTCCCATTCGCTGGCCAGGCGGGCGGAGGTGAACCCGAGGGCCTTCATGATCTTGTCGCCGTTGGTGATGTCCTCTGGCGGGATCAGGGTCATGCCGTCATGGCTGGAGACGACACCCACCTTGGGGTAACTGACCAAGCCCTCGATGGGGTAGGCGAACGCCGCCGGCAACGCCGCCGGAATGGCGATGGCAAGGGCCTCGTCCATGTTCGGCCGGGTCCCGGCCACGGCCATCTTGCTCACCCGTTGCACGATGGTGCTGATCGCCGGCCCAGCCAGATCGGCCCAGCCCAGGTCATGCATTTCCGTGGGGAAGATGTCGCCCATGCCGATGCGGCGACTGACGTCTGTGGGGGACTTCCGCAGGAAGCCGCGGGTAATGATCTCCCCCAGGCTGTCCACGCCGGTCACGGCGTCCGCGAACCGGCGGAATTCGGTCTCGAAGTCCCGATCCACACCGGCGGCCTGCTTCCAGACGCCTTCAATGATGTCCTTGAGGTCATCGAAGAACGGCAGTCCCAGAACCCCGGCGGTCAGCAGCAACCACCCCATCATGCCGGCCAGGGCCATGCGGCCTTCCGGCCCGTGGCGGGTGGCGAGGCGCGCGTACAATTCCAGGGTCTGCATTGTGTACCCCCGGAACTGCAGGATCAGCGCGCCCGGTCCCGTCGCCACCGTCGGGCGGTTCTCCTTACCCATGCGGTAGTGGGTTTCCTCGATCAGCCAAGCGGCGAAGGCGGAGGGACTGCGGTCCTTCAGGGCCTCCTGGGCCAGCGGGCTTCTGGCATCATAAATTCGCTCCGCCACCTCCCAGGTCTTGGCCTGTTGCCCCAGACGATGGCCGACGATGAAGGTGGCCGCCCGGTTCACACGTTCGGCGAGAGTGAATAAGTGGCCGAGAATCTTGAAGATGGTGCCGATATCCACCTGGGTATTGGTGCCCGGGATTCTGACGGAGCCCACCCGGCGCGCGATCCCGGCGAAGATGTCGCGCCGATGCGCCTGGGCCATCTCTTCCATGGTGGTGATCGGCCACATCTCGCCTTCGTCGAAGGCGCGCTTGAAGTCCTCACGCATATCGCGGGGGGCCTTGTTGGGGTCGATCACCTCCCACCCGGCTTTGAGGGAAACCATTCCCAAGGTCTCGGCGTAGGCCCGCGCAAACATGTAGCTGATCTGTACAGGGTTTTTCTGGAACATGGCAGCATAGAAGACCGATATCCCCGGGACTTGGAGTAGGTTGACGGCGGCGGACCCGACCCCGGACAGCAGCCAATAGAAGGCCATGGCCCGCAGGGTCTGGAATTCCTCCTGGGGTTGATCGATGTAATCCAGGTACTTGCGGGCATAGGCCACCAACCGAGGGGAGCGCGGGTCCACGTGCCCAAGGGCGGTGTCGAGGGGTTGCTTCCAGGCCCGATCCGACAGGTGCCGGGAAATCCCGGTCACGTAATCGGCGCCGGCGCGGTCCAGGTCGCCGCTGTACCCGGCGATGTGGCGGGCATTGAAGAAGTGCCGCCGGAAGCCCCGGGCCTGCAATGCCTTCTCGAAGGCGTCGCGGACCTCGTCATAGGAGTCGCTGTCCATCAGCCCGGAGGCATTGGCCAGGGCATCCATGCCGGTCAGGGTGATGTCCTCGGCGTTCTGCTTCGGCACCAGTTCGATGGGGGCCGCGATGTCGTATTGGGCCGCCGGATAGCGCCGTCGCAGATCGGCCAGCGCCTTTCGCACGGCGGGGATGTTGCGCAGGGCGTCCGGATTGCCGTTCCGCTGGAACCGGACCATCAGGCGTTTCACCCGCTCGTTCAGGCCATCGATGTCGATCTTTTCGAAATGCACCACCTTGGGCCGGGTCTCGGTGGTGGAGCCCGGGACCGGCTCGGTTTCCGTCTTCGACCGGATGGTGATGCCGATCCGCCCCCATCGGGTGAAGGGCACATAGCCGACGCGGGTCTGATTCTCGATCTGCAAAATAGTGTCGTAGAACCGCCGCCACTCGTCCATGGCCCGGCTGTCCGGATCGACCATCCGCATGTGTTCGGCGATGTGGTTAAGGTCGCGGACATCCTCCGGGTTCACCCCGAGACGCTCGGCATATTCCGCGATCATCTGATCCCGAAACAGCCCCAAGGCATGGTTCATGGTGCCGCGATAGGCCCGATACCCCCGGATCTCCGGGTCGGTCAGTTTGTAGACCGTGCCGCGCTTGGCGGCGGACAGGTGGCGTAGGGCCGTGGTGACGCCTTCGCGCAACTGCGTGTCGGAATAGTCGGTCTGGTGAAGGCGGCCGATCTCCAGCACCGCGTTGACGCGGGCCTTTTCCTTGGGCGTCATGGCCGCATAGGGGCGCCGCTTCTCGGTCAGTTCGGAGAGGATCTTTTCCCGCAACTGCCGGCGGGCGATGACCGCCTGATACACCGGGACGAAGGTCGGGTGCCGGCTGGCGATCATGCGCGGGTGCAGGATCACCGATCGCACGCGGCCCAACTGCCGGGCCAGGGTGGCGGGCTCCGGGGTGTTCCGGTCGCCGTGCTGCTGACGCTCTTGCTCGGCCAGGCCGTCCAGGCCATCCCGCAAGGCCTGGTCTGCCGCGCGACGGGACTCGGCCGGTGGTTCGGTCTCGGGGTGGTGGAACTCGGGGCTATGCTCCGCTATACTTGTCGCCGGAGTGGTGGTGGAGCGAGCTGTGTCATCTCCGCCGGCAAGTTTGGCAGTGTCCGTCGTCGTGTCGACACCACTCCCGTTTTTCTCAAAGGCCGTGAGCAACCACGTCTTGGACCGTCCGTCCCAGTCAAGGCGAACAACCGCTTTGTGGGTGGGCGATGCCAACCGGATTCGGTTCGGGCCGCGCTGGACAATCTGCATGGCACTCAAAGCGCCCTGAAGATCGTCGAGAACTTCGGGGTGGAAGCGGACTAGCTTGGCCAATCCATATCCATCGCTGGCACCAGTCCCCACCACACCCCATACCAGATCGATATCCCCAATCTCCGGGTGATGAAGGGCGGCGACAGCCTCGCCGTCTTGTTCCCGGATCAAGCGGGAGATGGCGCCGCGAGCATCGTGCCGATACGCCGTGAAAACGGGGCCGAAGGGACCGACCGGGCGGCGTCCCTCGGCCGGCCGTCCGGCGGATGACCTTGGGGGGGCGGACGGCTGCTCCCGCAACGCCCCGGCGCGAACCCGCCGGAACACGTCATCGGCGGTCAGGGTCTGCCCCTGGAAGGTGGCCCGGATATGCTCGAACACCCGGCGCAGGAGATGCAGGGCGCGGCGGGCAAAGGCATTGCGGGGCTCCGGCCCTTTCCCGGCCACCCAGGCCCGGTAGGCGTCGGCAATGGCTTCTTCGGTCTGCTGCTCCGGGGACAGGTCCGGATAGCGCTCCCGCACCCGGAAGCGATCCATCCACCCTTCGGACGTGGCCGCCCGGTCCAGGGCGGCCCACTCCCGGCCACGAAGCACGTTCAGGCGGCGGGCGGCGTGAATCGCCTCGTGATTGAGGGTATGAAATGCCTCGGTTTCCCCGCGGTCCAACGCCACGGCGATCAGCTTTTTCCAATAGAAGCCGTCACGGGTCCCGCCACCGATGTCGTCGGCGATGACCACGTTGACGTCTCCCAGCCCCATTTCCCGGAGGCGGGACTTCAAAGCGCGCTGCAGAACGCGGGCGCGATCGGTGACGGCGGGCGTGTAGGAAAGAGAGGCGAGACCTGCTACAATAGGTTTGCTCTGGACCGAGGGATGAACGGTGTCCGTTACGGCGGGCGACGCGCTGGGCCCGGCGCGCTCCCAGAGCGGCTTTTTGCTCCTGAACTGATCGGTTCGGCTCGGGGTCGCCGTTTTGACGTCGTAGAAATCTCCGTCCGGCGACGGCTCCAATTGGACATAAGCGTGACCGTGGGCTGGCGTTTCTTTCGCCAGGATCAGAGAGCGTCCCTTGCCCTGGTAGACGGCCGTCCAATTCCGCGTGATGTCCAGGACCATGTGTTCGACGTCCTGGTATCCCAGTCGCTTTGCATCTTCGCCATGACGCGCCCTGATGTGGGCCAGTCCGAACGTCTTGTCTCCGACCCGGAGGCGAATGGGGGCCGCTTGGCGCCCGATGGCCTGCGCGGCGTTGGCGTCGATCGCGCCCCAGTCAGGCGCATTATCTGGTGTGGCCACGTAACGACGCGACTCGGCCGCCGACACTGCCGGCCAGACCTCGGCATTCACACCGGGATTGACCACCGACACGGTGCCGTCGTCCTGGCGGAGTTCCAGCCAGGGCCGGCCCTGGTCGTCCAGACCGGCGCGGCCGATCTCGGCGCGGATATCGGTGCCGTCGGCAAGGGTGACATCCACCTCGGCGGCGCTGTCCTGCAGGCCGATCCGCCGCATGGCCTCGGCCCGTTGCGGTTCCGGTGCGTCGGCGATCTGGGCATCCTGCCGTGGTGTCGCGGGAAACGCCTCTTCCCAGGGCAACGGCGTATCGTCGCGCAGGGCGGCGCGCTCCATCGCCTCGTCCCGGGCATCCAGCGGGTCCAGGCCTTCGCCGATGAGGCGATCGATCTCCGGTTGGAGGTCGTCGGGGATGGTGACCGGTCCGTCGGGGTCGGCGTGGCTCTTAGGGGCGGCATTCGGCTCCGCTGCGGGCATGGCCTCGGGCGCGGCGAAGGTGATGCCGCTTCCGGTGTCCGGGACCACCAACACATCTCCGTCCGCCGTCTCGATGCGTACGAGGCCGTCGTCGAGCGGCGTCACGGTGGCGTCGGTGGTGTCCCCGGTCGGTAGGGTCACCCGCTGGCGACCGACCGGGCGCCCATCGGCCTCGGCGATGATCTCCGTGACCGGCCGGTCGGAGTTCAGGACCTGGTCAAGCTCAGTCTCCGGCGACAGACCGGCCGGGGATGGCGCGGGCTGGGCCTCGGGCGTGCCGGCGTCGGTCTGGGTCAGGGCCTCGGGCGCCACCACCTCCAGATCCCCGGTGTCGTCCAGGCGCACGGTGGCCCCGCGCCGATCGATGCTTTCCACCACGCCGGACACCGGGGCGTCCTCGCCCGGCAGGACCACCGTCACCCGGCCCCCGGGTTCCGGCTTCCGGCCCGGGATCGGTGGGGATCCCGTGCCGTTGTCCCCCGGCTGCTCCCCGATTCCGGGGGAGTCCGCGTCCGGATTGACGGCCAACTGAACGGCCGCCGTCCCGGCGCGAACCCCGGCGCCGAACGGCCCGCCGGCCAGGGCCCCGGCGGCGCCGCGTTCCAGGCTCTGCCAGAACTCCCAGGGCGTCTTGGTGCCGACGGTCTCGCCGGCATACTCCAGTTGCTCCTGGCCGAACTCGGTGACCCCCTCTTTGACGCCGGCCTTGGCCATGGCGCCCGGGATGTCGGCAACCCGCCTCACGGTGTCGTCCAGGCCCAGCACACCCCGGGCCCCGAACCGCTCCATCAACGCGGAGGCCAGGGCGGCGGGCGCGGCCTCGGCCACGTCCCGGGCGTGGACGTCGTCCGGTCGCCCCTGGTTTTCCGCGCGGGTCGTGCCGATTCCGCCGGCCAGGGCCATCGTGTAGGCGGCCGGGTTGGTGATCGCGGCGATCATGTGAGGAACCGAGACCAGCCCTTGTTCCGTGGCGAAGCCGATCAGGTTGCCGGCCGCGTCCAGGATGCCCTCGCTGTTCTTCAGGCGATCCCAGGAGTACTTTTCCTCGTAGCCGAAATCGACGTCGGCGGTCGTCCGGCCGATCTCCTGGAGGGTCCGGCCCAGGTTGGGTGCCGCGATCTCCTGTTCGGTCATGGGGACGCCGGGCTTGGACAGGGTGCCCAGTGGGAAGCGGCGTTCCATCTCGTCGCCGAGGTCCTCCGCAATGGCGCCGCCACTTTCCAAAAGCCACCCGGCCACATCCATTGCGGCCTCTCCGGCACCCCGGACGATATTGCCGGCCTGCGACCAGGTCCCCGCGTCGGAGTCCGCCGGTTTCGCGGCGGCATAGATCTCCCAGGGCGTCCGAGGCGGGGCCGGCGTATTCGGGATGGCGGTCTGCTGGTAAACCTCCCAGGGCTTCACTCGACCGACTCCCAACTGCTCTCCTGAGCGGGATCACCGCCCAGGAAACGATAGCCAAGGACCGTATCCCCCACCTTCGGCGGGGCCGGAGCCGTCGGCTGCCCCGGGGGCGAGTCCTGTGGGGGCGATGGCGGCGCGGTCGACTGTGGTGCGTCGGCCCCGGCCGTGTATGCCGTGGGATCGATGCCGCGCATCCGGAGTTCTTCGGCGAGGTACTGCTGATATAGCTCCCGGACCTTGGCGGGGTCCGGGGCGGTGCCGGCAAAAAGGCCGTCTCCGCCTTCCCTCGGCGCGTCCGCCTTGGCGCGGGCGAGGGCGCGAGTTTGCGCTTGGTTCACCAGGGTGGATGCATGCGGGGCCGTCGAGGTTCGGGGCCGGGGGGTGATCCCCTGCAGGGGCGAGACCGCCCCGGTCCGGGGATCGATGCGCCCGAACATGGGGTCGCCGGTCTCGGGGTTGATGCCCTCGCGGATCTGCGGGGCTGCCGACCGCCGGGAGGCCGCGCGCTCGGCCTCGAAGTCCAGGAAGCTACCCTGGAAACCCTGACGCTGGGCGAGGTGGTACTCCTTCATGGCGGCCGTCGCGGCATGGATGCCCTCGGCCTTGACCAGGTAATCCAGGTACCACTTCTGGGCGCCTTTAGGGTCCGTCTGGGCCATATACTGCAGCGCGACCAGCATATCCCGGCTCAGGCCCGCGCCACCTTGCGCCGACGCACCCTGGGGGGACTGGGCCCCTTCGGCCGGCGCCGTTTGCCCGGGCCGCACCCCCCGGCCCCCGACGGCGCCGACGTCCTGCCCCAGGACGTCCCGCACATACGCGCGGGTCTCCGCCGGCACGCGCGCGGGATCGGCCCCGGACGCCAGCCATTTCTGGACGTTGCCCGGCCCCCAGTTGTAGGCCATGGCGCCCAGCACGGGGTTACCGTCGAACTGCGTCGTCATGTCGGACAGATAGTGCCCGGCGCCGTCGATGGACGAATGCGCGTCGGTGACGTCGACGCCGTATTGCTGGGCCGTCCCCGGCATGAACTGGGCCAGGCCGGCCGCCCCCGCCGGGCTGCGGGCCATCGGGTCCCAGTTGCTTTCCGTTTGCAGAAGACGGGTCAAGACCTCGGCGTCGATCCCGTATTGCTGGGCCGTCGCCGCGATCGTGTCGCGCAACGGCTCCGGCGCCTGGGCCTGGATCGGCAACGGGGACCGCTCCAGGGCGGGGCGCTGCGCTGGCCCCGTGACGGTGTCGGTGCCGACGGACGGGCCTCCGGCCGCCCCTGTTCCAACGCCCTGGGCCCCTCCACCTTGGGCCAGATCCCGGAACATCCGCGCCGTGGGGTTCAGGATCGGGCCGTTCTGCATGACCTGCAAATACGACCGGGTCGGGTCGTATCCGTTCTGGGCCCCGGCCTGCATGAAGGCGCGGAACGCCTCGGGGTCCTTGTCGAGCCCCAGGTCGTGGCCGGTCTTCATCAAACCCGCTGCGCGCGCATTGCGAATGATGGCCCTGTGGCTGTCCGTCAGGGGCATCCGGTACCGCTCTGCCAGGGCCTGCGCGGCGTCGCCCTGGCCCTGCGCGGCCAGTTTGAGAACCTGCAGGAACTGCTGATCCTTGACGTTGTCTTCCTGGCGGGTTTGGGCCTGGTGCCGCTGGTAGGCGTCCCGCATGGGATTGCCCCGGATCATGGCCAGCGATCCCGCCGGCGACGGTCGGGGCAGGGCGGGCGAGGGCTCCGCCGCCGGCATGCGACGCGGGACGTTGGGGGGCGGCCTCATTGAAGCTCCTCCCCGAAGGTGAGCCACTTGTTCATCCCGTTGGCCGCGATACTGGCCAGTGACCCAAACATGTCCTGGGTGTTCGCGGCGTTGGCCAGGCCGGCGTTCAGGGCCGCGCCGGCGCCCCCGGTCAAGGCATTGGCGCCGTAGCCGGCGATGTTTTTGGTGGCGCCGCCGCGCAGGCTGGCATCAGAGCCCGCCAGGGCCGCGCGAATGGCGGCATACATGTCGTCGCGCTGGGCATTGCCCTCGCGGAGGGAGGCAATGGTTTGGTGCCCGCGGTCCATGGCGGACTTGCGGGCCTCGCCGACGGTGTTGCCGATGTTCAGTCCCACGTCGGCGATCTGGCGGCCGGCGTCGCCGATCAGGCCGGCGCGCGTGTTCGCCGCGTCCCCCAGGACGCCCGCCTTCCGGGCCGCGAAATCCCCGCGCGCCGAGGCGACGTTACCCGTCGCCCCAAAGCCGTATTGCCCCAGGGCCTGAACCGCCTGGTCAATCTGCCGCTGGTTTTGGTCGTAGAGGTTGGCACGCAGCGCGGCCTCGCCCTCGTTGAAGCTGGCGACGCCGGCACGGCCCGCGCCCCGAAGGCCGGAGGCGGCCAGGTTGGCGCGCATGGCGTCCTTCTGGTCGGCCATCATCCGCTGTTGGGCCGGCGTCAACTGGCTGGCGTCCCGCCCCATGACCTGGGACAGGTAGGCGACGGCGTCCTCTCCGCCCTCCAGGTACGGCGCGTAGGCGTCTTCCAGCCCCGCCAGCCCCCGGTTCAGGGCGTCGATTGAATCCCAGGTGCCATAGTCGATCTCGCCCAGGGTCTCGGCCAGGGTGTCCCGCAGCCGCTGGCTATAGGCGTCGCCGGCCTCCGTCAGGGCGTCGCCGTAGATATCGGCCGCGCCGGTCAGGGCCTGCGCATAGGCGATGCCCAGGGCTTCCCGATCCGATTTGCCGGCGGCTCGCTGCGCCTCGTAGATCCGGCGCATGTCCTCGTTGCCGCCCAGCATGTATTCAAGGGCTTCGGTCTCCCCGGCCGTCAGCAGCCCGGCGGCTTCGTTCAGGGATTTCTGATATTTCTTGCTGGCCTTCTTGTTGGCGTTATTGGCGCTTTCCGTGCCCCAGATGTTGAGGCCGGCGTCGATCACTGAAGGCGCAAGGTCGGTGACGACATCCCACAGTCCCATGGGCCTGGTCCTCGCTTAGAAGCCGGTGGCGACCGTGCCCGTGCCGTAGCGGGCGCGCCGGTAGGACGGCACCGCCTTCGCGGTGGTGCCCGAGGTGACGGTGTCTTTGTCCGAGGGTTGAGCGGGCCCTGCCGGTGGCTGCGGGCCGTCCTTGTAGCTCGTGGAATACGTCCAGAACGGGCTCAGGCTCGGGTTGTCGAGAGTCGACATGTAGTAGTCGACCGCCGTCTGCGGGTCGCTCGTCGACATCCCGGCGCGGTCGATGAACGTGGTGTCTTTGCCGGGGGTGTAGCCCTGGCCCTGAACATGCCGGAGGGCATCCCTCCAGGTGCCGGCGAAGGCGCCCGTGTAGCCCTTGTCGCGGGCCTCGAACTCGGCGAGGTTGGCGACGTTCCCCGCGTTGCGCCCGCCGGTCACGTACTGCTGCCAGAGGTCGGCGTCGGTGGCGTCATCCTCGAACTGATCACCGTAGAGATACCGGTACAGGTTGGTGTCGAACGCCTGGCGCTTCATGGCGTAGCCGCGTTTGCCGGTGGCGGGGTTGACGTCGCCGGAGCCGCCCAGGGCGCGCAGTATGCCCTGGGCCTGGGGGCTGGCGTGGATCAGGCGGGTATCGCCGTCCTGGCCCTGGTTGGCGACCAGCCGGGCGAGCGTTCCCGTGTTGTTGGCCATGGCGGCATCCTCCTCCTGGCTGTTGTGGGGCTGCGGCCGGAGGTAGTCCGGCAGGAAATAGTTACGGTCGGTGAGGGTGTCGTCGGTGCCGTCGGCGGGATCGGGATCGTCGCCCGCGTCGCCGCCGTCGTCCTCGGGGACGTCCGCGCCGTCGCGGTGGTCGTTCCAGCCGGAGCGGGTGCGGGAGCCGTTCCAGTCGCCGCCGAAGACGTCGGGGCCGAGGTCGATATCGGGAACGCCGAAATAGTCCCCGGCGTATTCAGTAATCGTTCCGACCAGGGGTGCTCCCGCAAAGGCGCCGGCTATCGATCCAACGACACCGGGCACGCTCATGCCCCAGTGGGCGCCGGGTTCCAGGCCGGCAGCCACGTCCGCCGCCACCTGGTCCATGGTCACCGCCCGTTCCGTGGTATGCAAACCGTGTTTGGCGAAGGCGTTGCCCATGTTTTCGACGAAAGAATTTCCAATGTCTCGCGCGTCCGCCAACATCTCGGCATAGTCCTGGGATAGGTCATGCAACCCCAGTCCGCTGCTGGTCGGATCCTCACTGAAGTTGTGGCCGCCCATCGACCCGCCGCCCCAGTCGGGGAGGCCGCCGCCGGGGAGTCCGCCGGCCGCGCCGGGACCGCCGCCGTAGCCGGCGTCATAGGCCCCGCCCGCGAACTCCGTCGGTCCTGTCAGGTCCATGTCGCGGGCGACGAAATTGCCGTCCTTGTCATAACCGGAGTAGTTTTGGTCGCTGTCATCGCGGGAGACCGACGGGCCCACGCTGCTGTCGCTCTTGCCGACGTCGGACCGGGACCCCGCCGACCGGTCGGACGGGCCCGAGGATCCGCCGGACGGTCCGCCCGAGGAGCGCCCCGAGGAGTCACTCGAAGATCCGGTGCCACCACTCTTGCCGGAGGCATCCTTGCCTCTGCCGCCCCCGCTTCGGTCGCCGCTTGAACTTTTGCCCCGACCCCCGTCGCTGCCCTTGCTGGATCCGCCCTTGTCGCTCTTGCCGCCGCCGCTGCGCGAGGAGCCGCCCCCCGAAGACCCACTTGAAGACCCGCCGCCGCTCTTGCCGGAATCGTCCTTGTCTCCGCCGGAGCCGAAGAACTGCCGAAGCCCCGTCGCGGGATTGCGGGTGGTGTTGCCGCTCAGCTTCTGAAGGATCCCCACCTCCAGTGGGTTGACATGGACCAGTTCGGAATCACCGCGCTGCCCCATACCCTCCAGGGTATCGGCGGCGGCGCGGATGGCCGACAAGGATCCGCTCCCGGGGGACCGGGCGGCGCGGCGGGACGGGCGCGGCGTCGTGCCGGCGATCTGGGCAAGGCTGGGCATGGGCACCCCACGACACATTCAGATGTCGCGATGGTGCGGGATGTCCGGTTGGGTGCAGCGGGGGATTTGGGGTGCAGTGGATCTTTGTCTCGGAGAGGTTATACACTTAGGGGTTGGGACGATTGACCAACCGCGAGGATGTCATGAGGGGAACGGCCATCGGGATCGCCGTGGCGGCGGCGCTGCTGCTGGCGGGGTGCCAGACGACGGGCGGAAGCGGCGGCCCGCAAACGACACAGACACGCGCGGAAAGGGCGCCGTTGCCCGCGCAGTGCCAGGGCGTCCTCGTGCCGGGGTCGCCGCTCTGGAATCTGATTACGGAATGGAAGGGCCATCGGCCGAAATGTGCCCGTGTGACATCCCCCTATGGAGACGGCACGATGTTCCAAGTGGGGGCAAAGATAGACCCCTTAAAAAGAACAATTGGTGAGAACTTCTTTATTTCTATGGAGGGAGGATATTGGCGTGACAAAGCAGAGGTGGTGTTTGTTCTGATCGCCCAGTATGATTCGAAAATTCCTTATTCTGAGTTTTGGCGTGATATGAAACAAAAAGGTTTTTTGCTGCCCGGTCTGTTTCAGGGGCGTTTTGTCGGTGGTCCCGTTCAAGCCCGCGCTAGCCGCATGACTGAACCGGAGTCTGGCGCACCGTTAGGATGCGCTGTGGCGCTAGCCGATACGGCCCGGGACACGACCACGGCGGTGACCGTTTGCCGCTCGTTGATTCCGGATACGGACGCGGCGGCCCTTGAGCTTGGCCGCCGCATCGCCCGCGAGGATTTCCCCTCTATCAACCCGTGATGAGCGTGTCGCAACCAGGGCCCCGGCAGAGGGTCCAAAGTCGGTTTCTGCCGGATGTGGATCTGATTTAGCCGTGATCCGTTTTTCCATCCACGCCGAACGCGCCCTGGCCCAACGATGTCTGAGTCGAGAGTGGGTCGAGGCGGCGATTCTGGCTCCGGATCGAACCGAGCCAGACCCGAGCGATCCGGGGGTTACGCGATCCTTCAAGGCCGTCCCGGATTTCGGCGGTCGCGTTCTTCGGGTTGTTCACCGGTCGGATGGAGATGATATCGTGGTGATCACCGCCTTCTTCGATCGGGGAGCCCGGCCATGAAGACGACATATGACCCGGAGGTGGACGCGCTCTATGTGAGCCTGTCCGATCGGCCCACCGTGGAATCGGAAGAAGTGTCTCCCGGCGTCATCCTCGACTACGACGCGGACAACCGGCTTGTCGGGATTGAGGTTCTGAACGCCAAGGCGACACTGCCGACCGACGCCCTGGCGGCCGCCGAATAGGGCGCGCCTAAGCCCCCCCCCATCACCCCCGAACCGCCGCCAGCAGGTCGTTGAGCTTATCGCGGACGGCCTCCAAATCCTTGGCCGTGGGGGTCTCGCCCGGGGCGAGGTCAAGATCCGGCACCGCCGCCAGGCGTTCGAGCCGCTTCGTGGGCCCGCCCTCGGCCAGGGCGAGGGCCCGGTACATCTGGTTCATCCAGTTGGCCAGGGCCTGGGTATCCCAGGCGGCGTCTCCGGTCAGGCGGGGCGCCGAGGGGATAGCGGGGAAGGGGGCCCCGCTCGATGTGGCCGAGGCCGAGGGCGTCGTCAGGTCGTCGCTCATGATTTGTGCGTCTCCACCTCAAGGGACATGATCTGGCAGGCGGCCGCGTCGGTCATGGACAACTCCCACTGCCAGGTATCGGCGGCCCCCCAGGCGCCCAGCCCCACCGTCATCTGCCTGTGTCCGGCCTTGCCCAGCCCGACCGCTTTCCAGCCCGACCAGCCGCGGTTGTCGCGGTTCACGCGGATACGCAGCACCGGTTCCGCCGCGTTGACGTCCGTCCCGCCGCGCCGCACCGTGATCCGGCTGTTGCCGACGCGGGTGCGGTGCCCCTCCATCTGCCAATGGCCCGACCGCCACAGCACCGGCTGCGGCGCGCCGGCGGTGTCGAAGGCGTCGGGCTCCAGAGCGTAGATGCGGCCCCCCTCGCCGCCGACGAACCAACGCCCCCACAGCCGGCACACGGACCGGCCCGGCCAGCATCCGGGCTGAGAGACATCGGCATCCCAACCGCTGAGCGAGGCCCACCGGCCGGCCCGATAGTCGAACAGCAGGGTGACCCCGGCGGTGCCGTGCCGGTTGGTGGCTTTCGGGGCCTGCAGGACCACGAACTTCTGTCCCTCGATGTGGATCAGGTCGGCCCAAGCCTCGCGCCAGTCGTCCACACGCTCCAACAGCCGGCCCTGCAACTGGCCGATGTCCTGGCTGATCTGCCCGGAATAGCGGGCCCATTCGTAGCGGGTGTTGATCCCGCAGAGGGCGCCGTCCACCACCACCAGGGTGTAGGGCGCGCGAACGCCGTCGCCCATGGCGTAGCGGCGAAAGAAAGGCTGGGTTCCGCTGGCCACGGGCTCGAACTGCTCGATGCTTTGCGGTCCCGCCAGCAGCAACTCATTGAACGGCGTGACCACGGCGGCGGTCAGGTTGTCCGGATTGCCCTCGGCGGAGAATACGTCCAGCGGGTCCCACTGATCATAGGCTCCCGCCCGGGAGTGCCAGAACCTTCCGGATCCCGGCTCGATCGCCGCCAGGTAGCCGGAGATGAAGGCGACGTGGGTGGAGTTGGGCGCCCCCGAGGATAGCCGCTCCGTCTTGTTGCCGCGCAGCCGCACGATGGGTCCGCCGGCGGCGATGACCAATTCGTTCTCGGTCTTCGCGCTGACCGGCCGACCGCCCCCGGTGACCTGGAACCCGGTCAGGTCGGTGACGTCCCCGCTCGCGCTGATCCGCCACACCTGGCCGATGGAGGTGATGGCAATCAGGTCGTCGCGCCAGTCCGTCAGGGTGACTCTGCCCCCGGCGACGCGGGTGAAGTCGCGCAGCCCCGGGAACCGCTGCAACACGCCGGTTTCGGTGATGAAGGCATTTTCCAGGGTGGCGGAGGCCGCGCCGGGCAGGGCGGTTTCGTCCACGTTGCCCAGCACCGGGGCATCTAGGCGGACCTTTTCCCAGGCCATGGCCGTCAGCCCCCAAAAACCGTGACCTGGGTGGCCACCTGCCACTGAACGGTATCATCCTCCGCCCCGGTGACGGTCACGCGGGCCTCGTGCGCGCTGACGGCGATGGCACAGGCCCAGCCGGTGATCGTCTCCACGGTCATGTGGGTCACGGGGCTGCCCAGCAGCGCGGCGTCCGCGTCCGTGATGGTGCCGTTGACCGTGGCCGATCCGGTGTAGTCGTCGCCGGCTTCGGTGATGGTCTCGTTGTCGAGAAACGTCCCTTCGACGTCGTAGAGCGTCAGGGTGCCCGTGGTCTCGCTATTGTCGTCGGCGACGATCAGGGCCGTTGCCCCGCTGTCGGCGCCCTGGATCGTGGTACCGACGGTGAACGCGGCGGTCATGGTGTCATAGGCCAGGGTGGAGCCCGGCCGGCGGACGGCCTGCTCCAGGTGATAGACCGCGTGGTCCTTGGGGTTGTTGATCTGCTCCGCCGTGGCGCGCACCTCCAGCAAAATCACCTCGCCGGGCTGCAGCGTGTAGGAGAACGCGACTTCCGTTGTACCGTCGGTGGTCAGGCCGACGACGGCCCCCCGATTGATGTCGGAGACCCGCGCCAGCTTGCGGGTTTCCGAGCCCGATACGGTGGCGGCGACCTCCAGGCAGTTTTTCAAAAGGACCTGGTTCTCGGGCGCCGACATTTCGAAGTTGCAGGCGGCCAGTTCGACCCCGTCGAACACCACATCCTGACAGCGTCCGCCGAGCGTGATGTCGCCGTCCAGGATGCGGCCCCCGATGACGCGGAGGCCGATCGTGTGACGCTCGGCCAGATCGGGATGGGTGCCGTCCGTGACTTCGATGTCGGTGTCGTTGCCCTCCCAGGTACAGTCCTGGAGGGTGGTGAACCGAGTGCCGGTCAGCCGCACGCCGGAGGTGCCGACGTTGTTGAGGAATGCGACGTCGGTCAGCACGTTCTGGCTCACCTGGGCGTCGTCGGTGGCCAGTTCCAGCGTGGGGCCGAGGGTTGTGTTCTCGATCGCGCCCCCGGTCCAGCGCAGCCCGGTGAAGGCCCCGCCGTCGTCGTCCGTGGTGCCCAAAGCGCGCGGGCCGGTGCCGGCGCTGTTCACGAACAGATCCTGATACTTGTGGTCGGTGCCGCCGTGGTGGCGCATGGCGATGTCGAACCGGCGGATGGCGACGTCGATCAGCAGCACGCGGGTCAGGCCGACGGATGCCAGTCCCACGGACCCGTCCACCAGATTGACGCCGTCCAGGGTCAGGCAGGCGAGCCCGCCCTCGTCGCCGGTGATGGTAACGACGTCCTCGGCCTGCTGGCTGACCAGCGCCGTCGCCGATCGGCCGGCCCCGACCAATAGCACGGACCCGGGAATGGACAGGGTCGTGATGGTGAAGGACCCCGCCGGCATGTGCACGCGCCCCCCGCCTCGCGCGGCGGCGGCCCCTATGGCTGCGGTGATGGCGGCCGTGTTCTGGGCAGCGGACACCCCCAGGTCACCGAAATCCACCACGCGGATCTCATCGTCCGCCCGGGCGGCCAGGGTGCGCGCCCGCGTGCCGCTGGCGGTGGTGACCAGGGCCGAGGACGCGTCCTCACCGCTCAGGGCAATCAGGGGGGCGCGACGGATCCCGAGCCCCTCCACACCGTTAATGGAGAGGGTGTAGCTGTCCGGGGTGTAGAGGGGCTCGGCGAACCGCCCGCAGGCGACCCCGCCCACCGTCGCGCTGTTCAAGCGTTGCGGGTTATCGGCCGGCTGGGTCAGGCCCTCGTCGGTGTACACATCGGCCAGCGTGGTCGTGCCCGCCTCATGGATGACCACCGTCGCGCCCGCGTATCCAGGCTGCCAGACGGTGAACTCTTCGATCAACTGGGCCATCCATGGTTTCTCCCGGTTCGGGGCGTGTCCGCGCCCCGGCCCCCGCCGGTCGGCCGGTGGGGGTGATCAGGCGCGCCGGAACCCCGACAGGGACAGCTCGGCGATCTCACAGTAGTCCGTGCCGTAGGAGGTCAGGCAGAGTAAACGCCAATGCCGGGCGGCGACGCCGCTAAGCCTCCTCAGGGGGACGCTTTCGCTTGCTCTGTTCGGCAATTCGACCTCGTTGCTGGCCGTCGCCCAGGTGGTGCCGTCGTTCGAGCACTCCAAGCGTACGAGGCGCGCCCAGTGATACGCCGACGTCACCACGGTCGCCGCCGTCACGCGGACGACGCCGCCGGTATCCAGGGCGACCCACCAGTCGGTGACGTCCCCGCGCGCGCTGATCACGCGATCGGCCACGTCACCGTTGAAGGCGATCCAACCCCTGTAGGGCGGGGAGTTGACATAGGCGCTTTTAGACGTGGCGACATACGGTGCCGGGGAGCTTGTCCCCGTCATGATGGGGTTCGCCCATGGCACCCAGCGTCCTCCCGTCGCCGCCGCCATCCTCGCCGCCATCCTCGCCGCCCCGCCGCCGATCATGGCGCCCACCCGCCGAACTGGGCGGCCAGCAGGCCGGCGGCGCCGTGCATCAGCACCACCACGTCCCGGGCGCCGGCGGTGGTTTGCCAGGGGGGCGGGCTGTCGTCGGGCCAGCGCGCCGCCGTGCCGCCGGTATCCTGGAGGGTCGGGGTTCGCCCGCCCGTGGCGTCCTGGATCAGATGGAGCGTCACCGTATACCCCCGTCCGGCGGGCGGGTCCGGCAGGGTGATGACGGTATCGGCGGTCAGGGTCAGGTGCTGCACCTCGCCCTCGGTCAGGGCCAGCGTGACGGCGGCCCCGGCCTCGCCGTGATCGGTCTCGGTGTAGCTGGCCTGGGTGTAGTGGACACGAGATGGCAGGGACAGGACCGCGTCGGCAAAGGTCAGAGCCGCCGACGTCTCGAAGCGCCGCGTCCCCACATTCCAATATCCGATCCCGCCCCGCGTGGGGCTATCCTCGCGGGTGGCGACGGCCTGTTCGTCGCCGGCCTCACCGATCGCGAATACGTCGTCGCTTTCCCGGAAGAAGAACCGGTACGGTTCCGCCGTCCCCCGGTTCACGCGGATGCCGGCGGTTCCGGCGGTGACGCCGTCGCCCTGTTCGCCATCGTTGACGGTGATGACGTTGTTCTCGACGTTGAACGTCGCTACGACGGCGCCGTCGACGTTCAGGTTGCCTGAGACGGTCAGGTTGCTGGTGACCGTGAGGTTGCTGGTGACCGTGAGGTTGCCCGGCAACACCAGATCGGTGACGCTCGTCCAGACGGTGCCGTTCCATTGCAGAATGGCGCCGAGGTTCAGGCCGTCCGGAAAGGAGATCTGCGCCGCGATGTCGGTGATCGCCGTGGCGACGTCATTCTCAAGGCCCCAGTATCCGGCGGCGAGATCGGCCGCCCAGTCCCTGGACAGGTGCGGGGCGAGGCAGATGTACGTGTTCTTCGTGGCCGCTCCGGCGGCGCCGTCCCGCACACGATCGCCCAGGAAGAACCGCGCCCCGGGCCCCCAATCGTCCTTCCACAGCCCGTATGCGGGGACGACCCCGAGGGTGTGCGACCCGGCCGCCGACGTCGTCACCACCGGGGCGGTCGCTTCCTCGATATAGGCCGGGATCGCCATTTTCCCGGTGCTGTCCATGGTGTGCGGATTGGGCAGCGTCCCTGTCCCAATCAGTCCGTCGTATAGCGTTACCAGGGTGTCGAGGCGCGTGCCGGTTTCGGGATCGACGGCAAAAAAACTGACCGTGGCATCCCGATAGGCCGGGTTGGCCAGGGCGAACATGCGGAGTGGGGCGCGTTGAGTCATGTCACATCCCCCAGGGCCGGGTGACCAGGGGCCGCGTGAGGTGCTGGCGGCCACTGCGCGCGGCGAGGGTCACGCGGAGCTGGGCGGCCTCGCCGCGCAGACGGTCGGTCTCGCCCATGGCCATCGCCAAGATCGGGCCGGAGCCCAGATCGGCGGCCAGGCGTTTGACCAGATAGGTCTGCCATCCATTGGGCAGGCCATGCGCGGCGCTGCCGTCGGGGCTGTCGGCCACGGACTGGCTGTGCTGTTGACCGGTCAGGAGCAGGGACCCGGCGACCCCGGGCGTCGGGTGCAGCCGCAGCGTTTGCGTGGCGTCGTCCAGGATGTGCGCGACCGAAGGCGTTCCGGTGGCCTGCTTGTCCGTCAGGGCATCCCACGCGGTTCGGGGGATCAACGTGACCTCGGACTCACATGTGGCATCGGCGGCCCGGTACCGCGCCCGGGTGACCACCAGGAACGGCGGTGAGATCAGGTTGACGAGGGCATAATCCCGCTGGCCCGCCACCAGCGCGATGGACTGTTCGACCGGCGTGGCCGTGTACCAGGTCTCCGTGGCGGCGATATCGGCGAGGATCAGGTCCAGGACCTGCAGGCCGATCCGGTGTTCGGCGGGGTCGGCGCCGGTATCGATCGGCGACAATCGGCCGATCTGCCGCAAGGCGAGGGTGACGATGTCACCCGATGACAGGGTCGTCGCCATCGCTGACCTCGATCACGGTGTCGTCGGTTTCGTCGTCGGCGTCATCGCCGGGGGCGGGCGCGGCCTCAACCGTCGGCGCCCCGGGCAAGGGGATCGGCTTCAGGCCCCGGATGACCTGGGCCGCATCCACCGGCGCGGCATGGGTGGCGGCGATCAGGAAGGCCACCATGTCGTCCTTGGTCGCACTCCGCCCGAACTCGCCGCCCATGGCGTTGGCCAGCCGCAGCAAGGGCCACCGCTCGATCTCGTCGGCGGCGACGATCGCATAGCCCGGCGGCAGGGTGACGGGCTCGGCTGGTTCCGGAGTGGTGGCGGCGGCGTCGGCCAGGGCAGCGGCTTCGAGGGCGGCCAGGGTCTCGGGGGGCACCTCGCCGGACCAATGGTCATCCCAGGTGCGGCCATCGGGCGCGACGACGCGAAAGGCGCTGTTGCCGATGAACACGCGGGCGCAGGCCTCGGTCATCTTCACCGGGGTGATCACATCGGGAAAGGTGAACCGGTAGCGCGCGCCGTCGGCCGTCTTGGCGGTATGCACCCTCGGGCCGGATCGGGCGAAGAGATCGTAGACCTGCCACATGGCCGGCGGCCTCCTTGAAAAAGGCGGGCGGGGCCGTCGTTCGAGGCGCCCCGCCCCAGGGGGAGGATCACGGCATGCAGTAGGTGACCATCACCTCGACGGCGGCGGAGGCCGCGATGTCGGCGCCGCCGATGGCGATCCGCACCGTCTGCGGGTCATCGCCACGCGGCGGCGGGAACGCCGTCATGCGCTCCACATGGGCGCCGCCGGCCGAGGTGGCCCCGGTCAGGGCGGTTTCCCCCAGCATCAGGGTGGCGGTGCAAGACGCACCGAGGGTCGCGCCCACGCTCAGGGCGCAATCCAGGATGCGGGCCCCGGCCGGCAGGTCGAAACAGTCAATGGTGTCGCCGCTGTCGGCGGCGTCGGCGGCCAGCGTGGCAAACCACAGCACCGGGGTGACACCGGGGACGATGCGCGGCAGGTGCTCGGATTTGGACTTGTAGCTTTCGACGGCGGCCATGACCGGCCCTCCTTCTGCTGGCGGATCGGCCGGGGGCTTTTACGGACCCCGGCCATCAGCGATGTGGACGCGCTCAGGTCTTGGCGGCGGCGGTGAAGATGGAGACCACCGAGAAATCCTCGTCGGTCTCGGTGACCGGATCCTCGAAGACCGGCTTCTTCAGGCCGATCTTGCGGCCGATGGAGATGCCCGGTTTGTTGCCGTAGTCCTTCTGTTTATCTTCGGCCCACTGGCTGTCGCCGATGGTGGCGACCCCCAGGGCCTGGGCCCCCAGAAACAAGGCCTGAGCGCCCTCGACGTCGTTGCCTGCCCCCCAACCCGTGGTGTCGTCGTAGTTGGTCGGGACCTGGTTGTGGCTGTAGAGGATGAGGCCGTCGACGTGGGCCGCCGCGCCGGTGAACAGCGGGTTCTTCTCGCCGCGTGGGGCACCCTGCGCGACATTGGTGTTGTATTTTTCGTCCTTCTTCAGGTCGCGAAGCTGTTCCGGTGCCAGGAACGCCAGGTAGGTTTCCTTGCCCCGGTACATGATGGGTTTCAGGTTGGCTCGGGACGCCAGGGTGTGGGCCCCCACCAGCGTGTCCCAGTCCATCTTGTCAGAGGCGCTGAGGCCGGACAGGGAGGCGACCCCGCCGGCGATCATGGTCCGATTGGCGGACGGAGCCCTGACGTCGGCGGCGAAGGCAAGACGGGACAGCTTCGACCGCGCGGCCCGGAGGCCGTTGCGCAGCGTCCGGGTGTGCGGACGGCCGGCCAGGTGCAGGAAACACATTTCCTGCAGCTTGTTCGCCAACCAGAACCCCAGTTTGTCGCGCGCGCTGGTGCGAAAGCGCACCACCGTCTTCTGCTCGCTCATCTTGCCCTGATTGCGGACGCCATGGCGCAGCAGATCGGTGGTGATGACCGTGTCCTGAATGACGATCGCCTCTTCGTTGCCGTCGAGTTCATCGTCACCGGGCGTGCCGTCCCCGGTCAGGTCGTTGATCAGGTGCATCACGCACTGATGACCGCGCTCGGTCTCCGTCAGTTCGGTGATGTTGTGCAGAGGCTTGTTGTCGTCGGTGCCGAACAGACCCTGTCCGGACGCCAACAGAACGGTACGGTCACGCCCGGCCTTCCAGCCACGGGCGGCCCACACCTTCTTTTTCATCCCGGAGAAGGACCCGAAATCAGTTGCAGCCATGGTTGCCGCTCCCGTCTTGGCGCCCCGTTTGCATCACAGTCCCAACCGCTTCTCGATGGCCGCCAGGTCTTCGTCTGGCATTTCGGACAGCGCGACCTCGGAGGTCCCGTTGATGCGCTGCATCAGCGCCTCAAGGTCACTCTCGGCCTCGCGGCCACCGACAGACGTCAAATCGGGGGGCATCTGCGCGCGGACCGTCGCCTTCTCCCGGACCGGAGAGGCCGCCGGCTTGGGCTGCTGCTGTTGCTGTTGCTGAGGGGCAGGAGGTTGGAAGCCGAATTGTTGGGCAAAACCGGTCTTGATGGCGTAATCGACGGCGATGCGTCGCAGGAGCAGATTTAGCGCGGGCCCTTGGGGCAGGGGCTGGCCGGTGCGATCGGCGAGGGCCCGGGCGATCGCCCCGGCCCGGGCGCTCAGGAACTGAACACCGGCCTCGTCCAGATTGCGGACCCACGGGTTCGCGGCATCCAGCTTGGCGGTTTCGATTTGCACGAAACTGTCATCCTGGATCGGCCGATTGGCCTGAGCCTCGGCGTCCCGTTGGGCGGCAAGATCCGCGCGAGCGCGGTCCTGTGCCTCTCGGATCTTGCCGTCCAGTTCCAGGAACTGGACCACCGAAATCTCGCCACTGTCGGCCCGGGCGGCTTCGTGGCGCCGCAGGCGCTCCAGGCTCGCGATGGCCTGTTCCGGGTCTTGTCGTGGCGGCTCCGGCTCTTTCTGAGTCTGGGCCCGATCCGCCTTCAAGGCGTCGATTTCGGCGCGCAAGTCCTGATAGGCTTGGCGGACTTGGTCGAAGCGGGCCTTGGGGATCATGATCCCGTCGCCCCGGTCGGTGTCGGTCGGCTTGGAAGGGGTCCCGGCCTCGGGTTCACTGGTCGGCTTTTCCGATGCGCCCGTGGTGTCCGGGGTATCCGGTTCCGGCTGCGCCACCACATCGGCTTGACCCTGACCGTCGTTGCGATCCTGGCCGTCATCCGAAATGGTCACCGACATGTCCCCGTCGTCGTCTCCCAGGTCCAGGAGTTCGGCGTCGGAGGCGTCCGCCCCCCCATCACCCTCGTCCGATAGGCTGGCCTCGATCTTGTCGAGCGCCTCGTCGTCCAGGGTGTCAAGGTCGGTTTCGGTCATCTTGGCGTAGTCGGCATCGCCCATGATTACGTCCTCGTCCCGTGTCGCTGGGGTGCGGCAACGCCCGGTCGGCGGCGGCCCGGCGCTCGTGTCGTGAGCGCGCACGATGGGGTGACCGTGACCGATGTCCGGTTGGGTGCAGCGATGTTTTTTTCGGGTTTTTCCGGGGGTGCCGGAATCAGGTGCCGGAATCAGGTGCCGGAATCAGGTGCCGCTGGGGGCCCGCTCGCCGAGGACGCGCTTGTATTGCTCGGCGGGCGTGACGTCGCACTCATGGAGGTGCTCGGCCCATTCGACGTGAGCCTCGGCCGCGTCCGCAATCAGAGTGTCGCCCCGGGTTACTTGCAGGTTCACAAGCACGTCGCCGCAAAGATCGTCGAAATACTCGATCACGAAGTGGGGATCCCAGTCGGCGTCGAGCCATGCGATCTCGATTTCGGTGGGAAAAAACCCTGCATCCGGCTCTCGCCAGCGCCCAAGCCAGGTCCCGCCCTCGCCACACTGCATCTGCAGCCGCGACACCAGATTGCAGAGGACTCGCTCATGCTCGGGCGTAATGAGCAAGCGCCCAGAGCGGCCGACGAATGCCACGCGCCCCGCGCCAACGGGCGCGCAGGTCCAATGATCCTCGGGGGCCTCGGTCTCGATGGCGGCTTGCGGCGGCGGCCCTTCGCGACGGGCGTCGCGGAGATGGAGGCCGGGGGCGGGAGGATGGGCGAGGCTGGACATCGTGCGGGCTCCGTGATCAAGCAGGACGGTGATCACGGTGGCGCGTGTCCGGTTGGGTGCATGCGTCTATCGTGGCGGATACCCGGCACCCGGCAAAAATCCCTGTCCGCCGGGCGGCGCGGGGCGGGCGATAGGGCCGGGGGGCCGTTGCGGGGTGGCCTGCCCCTGCATCTGTGCCAGAAGCGCGGCTTGGACCTCCGGGGGCAGGGCTTGCAGGGCCTCGGGTCCCGGTGGTGCGGCGCCTCCGGGTTGCGCTTCTTGGGGAGGCTGGCCCGCCATTCCGTGGCCCGCCATTCCGTGGCCCGCCATGCCCGGCTGCCCCTGGGGTGGTCCCGCCTGTGGCGGCGGTTGGGGCGGCAGTTGCGCCCCATCGATGGCCAAGGGCTCGGTCGCGACGATCGGCGGCGGCGGTGTCCCGGGTTGGACCCCCAGGGCGGCCTGCATCTGCAGGTTCTGCCACTGCATGCTGGCCTGTTGAGCGAGTTGCTGTTCTTTCATGCGCGCGACGATGGCATCCTTGCCGGGCATGGTGGACAGGTCGATCAAGACATCCGGCGGGATCGGCAGACCCAACTTGACCAGGTCCAAGGCATCCTCGAACTGGCCCTGCAGATAGGTCGCCGTCGCCGGCGTCTCGTCCACCACCACGTCATAGCTCCCGGCGGCGATGTTGTTCTTGATCCGGCCGGCGGGGTCCTTTTCGTTGATGATGATGGTCTTCTCGCGGTCCATATCGCCCTGGACGCGGATGATCCGTTGCTCGGTATAAAACGCCTGGACCAGCCCCAGGACGTTCCGCGCCACCAGTTCTCGCGACAGGGCGAGGCTGTCGAACAGCGGTTCGGTGGAGTTCAGGGCGCCCCGCGTTCGAGCCTCGATCGCCCGCCCGGACTGGACCCGGTCCAACTGCCCCATGGCACTCTCGTTGATGCCGCTGATCTTGCGCAGATCGGCCTCGGCCTGCTCGCCGGTGATCGCCCATCCTGTCGGCGGGGCGCCCGGCTGGATGCGTTGCGGCGGCGGCTTGCCGTTCTCGTACACCAGATTGATCCCTGGAACCGCCCCTTGCTCGGCGAGGGCGACTTCCATTTCCGGATCCAGGGATCCGCGCTCGTATATCCAGCCGGGGTTGCCCGACTGCGCCAGGATGTGCAGTTGCGCCGAGCGCATGCGGTTCACGGTCACCTGTGGATCGACCAGGGGCTCGACCATGCCCATGGTCTTGCCGCGCCGGAAGTAGGGGAAATACGGGACCAGCGTGAACCGTTGCCACGGCGACCAGTCGTCGAACAAGACGACGTCGCCGGCGGTCACCGTCCAGCGAGGAACGGCGGCCTCCACCTCCTCGATGGTGATGTCGGTTCCGCGCGCCTTGTTCCACTCGATCAGGCGCGTGATCTGGCCTTGCCCCCAGTGGAAGGGCAGCCGCAGGATCGAGCCCGTGGTCTGATCGATAGCCTGCCAGCATTTGCGGGTCTGCCAATGCTGGGTCTCTAGGACCAGGATGCGGCGGCGGTTGCGGTCGACATGGTCAATGGGACTTTCGCCACTGGCGGACAGCGCCGTGGTGGAGGCGAGCCCGTCCCAGCCCTCGTTGAGCCAGCGGTCGAGCCCGAACGTGGCATCGGGGGAGGTCCAATCGTCCTCGACGTCGAGATCGGCGCCCCCGGTGGGCATGCCCATCGTCGGGCTGGCACCGCGCCGCTGGTGGACGTCCTCGGCGGAGCGGCGGCCGAAATTGGCCCGGATCTGATCCAGCGTCATCATGCGGCGCTGCATGACATAGGGCCACTCGTCGGGGTCGTAGGATGTCGCTTCCGGGTCCACCAGCACCTGGAACGGGTCCACGCCGCTGATCTTCACCTCGCCGAGGGCGTTGCGGCTGAAATCGAGGCGGACGTCCCAGAAGCCGCGCCCAGACAACACGCCCTCGGTGAACACCTGACTGTCGATCCACTTGCGCCGGCACCGCTCGTCGATCTGCTTCAGGACCATCGTCAGGGCCTCGGCCTGCTCGGCGCTTCCCGACCCGTTGTTCCCCGGCTTGATCTGCGTCTCGTACCGATTGCGCGTCATGTAGCCGCGCACGGTGTCCACAACGTTCTTGATAAAATTGATGGTCAGGGCAGGGCGGCCCTGGCCTTCGATCAGGGCGCGCTCTTCCGGGGTGTACTGCTGGCCCTCGTAAAAGCGCACCGCCTCGGTGGCCGTCTTGGCCCACACGTCATGTCCGGTCCTGGCCCGCTGATACCGCGCATATTGCGCCTCCAGGATCGCGGGATCCTGCCTCGGCCGGCGTTTCTGGGGGCGGGCTCCGATAAAGGCCATGCGCTTTGCCCCTCCCTACATCACGCGCGTGCGGTTGACGCCGGCGGCGGCGGTGTGGGACTGCCGCAGACGGGCGTTGAGGCTGGCGTCGCGCTTGGCCGTGACCATGTTGGCCATGACCACGGCGTCGCCTTCGTCCGGCGACCGGCCGATGCGCTTGCGCAGGTCTTCCTTGGCCTCGATCAGGATCCCGCCGCGCGTCATTTTCCAGCGCGGCGCGCACAGATCGGCGCGCAGGCGGGCGCGGGGCGGCAGGTAGATCGGGTCGGAATTGCGCGGGTCCAGGGCCTCGCGCATGCGCCACCACAGCTCGGCGCGCAGGTTGACGAACGCCAGGTTGGATTCCTTGGCGCGGCCCGGGGCGGTTTCGGATGCATTGACCGGGACGGCATGCACGCCATTTTCGATGAGGAAATCGTAGACGCTGGCCCCCCAGCCGATCACATCCACATGGACCGGGGCCTTGTCGCGTAGGTGAGGCAGCAACAGGCCGGCGACGACCGGCCCGTTCGGCGTCGCGGTCCCGGGGTGGGTGATGAGGTCGGCAAACCAAGTGCCATGGCGGGGCGCGAAGACGGTGTTGTCGTCTCCGCCGCGCGCCACGTCCACGCCCAGGGAGTCCATCGGCCCGGGGGCGGCACGGGGCTCCCAGCGATCTTGCGCGGCTTGGACCCAGGCCGTGGGAATGACCTGCCAGGGATCATCCCCAACCCCGGCCTGGAAATCGCCGTACAGCATCTGGGAGCGCAGCGGCTCCGGCAACGCCTGCAGCGTGCGCTCATAGCCGGTGCCGGTCAGAAACGGGTTGTCGGCGATCCGCGACGGAATGAAGGTCCGGGACTGCGGCAAGATGGTCTCGGCGTCCCGGACGATCGGCTCCGGCCCCGCAACCTCCCCCTCCTTGCCGTCGATGGTGGCAAACCAGCGGATTTCCCCCGGCATGGCGGGGTTGGGGTGGCTCGGATCCAGCCAGGGGGCGAAGAACTCGATCACCCACCGGCCTTCGGCGTCCGTCGGCGGGTTGAAGGTCATGATCACCCGGCACCGCTGGCCCTTTTTGGTGGTCCGCACCCAGCCCATGAGGTAGCGGACCTGGGCGGGGAGAAAATGCGTGGCCTCGTCGATGACCAGCAGGTCTTTGGGGCGGCCTTGGTAGCGCTGCTCGTCCCCCAGGTTGGGGCAGGAGCCGAATTCGATCTGTCGCCCCTGACCGAGGCGCCAGATCTTTTCCGAGCCGTTGTAGCCGTCGCGCCCCGCCAGGATTTCCGCCAGGCGATCCACAAGGCCGGTCATCTGTGTAGCCTCGCGGCGGAAAATGGCGCTGCGCAGATGGCGGGTCAGGGCCAGACCAAGGGCCAGATCGGATTTGCCCCCGCCTGCGGCGCCGCCATAGCCGACCACGTCGGCCTGCGCGTGGTAGGCGTCCGACTGCGGGCCGGGGAGGGGAACCCAGATGGGCAGGGCGCCGGCAAGCAACTGATCAAGCTGGCGGCGCTCGTCCTCGGTCAGTAGGGGCATGAGCCGGGCGATGTCGTCCATGTCCGGGAGCGTGTCTCGGTCCAGGCGCATCAGGCGTCGCCCCCGGCCGGGTCGGAGGTGATCCGCTTGAGCGCCTGATCAAGCAGGGCCCGGATCCGCTGGGCTCGCTCGGTGTCGCTGATTTCGATGGGTCCGCCATCCCGGCCGGAGTGCTCGTGACGATCCACGAACATCGCAAGATGCTTGCCCAGCAACTCCAGGGCGCGGGCCTTGTCCGCGAGTTCCAAGACAAAACGGCCGTCCCTGTCCCACTTCCACCCGGTGATGGCCCGCCGAATGTGTTCGGGCAGTCTGGCAATGTCGGCTGGCGCCCCGATCTCCGCGCCAGCGATGTCCGCCGGGTCGTAAAGCCCGAGCGAAATCAACTCTTGGACGACGTTGTTTTGATTGGCTTCAATCCTTTGGCGGCGTTCACCTTTGAGCCGGTCTAATTCCTTGAGGACCTTCGGCAAGTTGAGAAGATGCCAGCCCTGTTGCGGTGCGGCTTTGGGCGAGTATCCCGCACGAATGGCCGCGCGCGTCGCGTTGAAATCCACGAGGTATTCCTCGCAGAACGCGCGTTGGCGGTCATTCAGGTTGACGGGATCGTAATTCGCCGCTCCGGCCACCTTGCGCGCACTCCTGCCGTGGGTCTCACGACACCAGGGCTAAGGCATGTCCGGTTGGGTGCACGGAGAATTTTGCGGGGGTGCCCGCAAGAACAAACGCGGAACTATTCCGGGCCTCTGTCCTCGCTGTTCTCGCCACCCTCGGACGTGGTGACCTCCGCCAACACGGCGGCTTGATCCTCGGCGGACAAACGCGGCCATGACGCCAGCAGATAGCGTAGCGCGCCAGCAGTTGGCCCCGCGCGCCCCCCTTCGATGTTTGCGATCGTGGTCCGATCCACGCCAAGGAGGCGTGCGGCCTGCGCCTGTGTAAGGCCGGCTCGCTGCTTTTTTGTCCTGTTCATGTGGCCATGATGGCATTTTTTGTAGCGAGACACAACAAAACAGTTGACGTATTTGTCGAATGGCGCTACAAATATAGGCATAGACACAGTCGAGACCCGGCCACGGCGCCCCCCAGAGCCACCGAGCCGAACCCCGCAAGGGGATGAGACGAGCCCCAAGAACGAAAACGGGCGCCCCGGTGCTGCAACACCGAGAGCGCCCTTGGTCACACCTCACAAGCACCGGAGACGCAGACCATGCAAGCCACTGTGATTTCTTTCGAGGCGGAACGCAATCGCCGCCGGGCGGCAGCCGAAACCGCCGACCGCGATGCCGCCGCGAATAACAGCCGTACAGCCAAGCGCGCCGACACCCTGAAGCCGTTCGAGCCTGTGCCTCTGCTTCACCATCTGATGGGCGCGCTGTACGACGCCACGGAGCACACCAAGGACCAGGCCGCGACGGCTGGGCCCATGCCCGCCTATTGCGATCCGAACAATGAGTGGCGCGGGACGAAGCATGATGCGACCGAGCAACTCACGCTTACCGAGATCGCCAAGCGCATCCGCACCGACATCAAGGAGGCGATCAAGGCCGGGCGCCTCCCGAAAGGGCTTCAGGTCAGCATCACCACTAATCGATATACGGGCGGCGGATCGATTAATGCCCGGATTACCGCGCTACCAGAAAACATGCCCGTTTATGCGTCGTGGTATCTCCAGGAGCGGCGAGACGACCCACACTCTAGGCCGTGGCGGGAAGGGGAATCCATCTACTCTGATCCCCTCACACATATTATGGACACGGTAAAGGAACTGCACGGCGCCTACAACCGCGACAACTCGGACAGCATGACCGACTATTTTGACCGCCGATACTATGGGCACGTCGGGCTTGATTGGCAGCTCGAGCGTGCCGCGACAGCGGCGGCCCAGAGTGCCGACTGATGCGGCCTATCAACTCCGCGCCGCCCGGCGCGGCGGCTGTTGCGACGGAGTGAGATCACCTGAGGGGCCCCGGCGACGGGGTCCCTCACGGGGAGCATTTCAGGACGAGACGCTTCCCCCAACCACCTCTTATTTTAACCCGCCGGCAGATCGACGTCACACCTGAATCGGGGTTTCAATGACCGGCTGCAAGGGTTCCAGCCGCCCGCCGTACTGACGCACCACTTGGTCATACAGGTCCGTCACGGATGGCGCGCACACCGACACCACCAGGGCATAGGGCATGGGGTCATCTGGTCTGGAATCATGCCCCTCTTGGCGAGCCATATAGTGGATATCGAAGACCGGCCGAAGAAGCGACGACCCGTAAAACACGTGACTGTCATGTTGACAGGGTTCCCACTTTCCTGCGTCGCTGCGCAGGCTTCCCTCGGTCTGACCATGGTACGTCTTGCCAAAAAAACTCTGAGAATTCGCGTGAATCTGTTCGGGTTTCTTGCGGCGCTCGGCATGCGGTCGAAAAATGGGCTTAAGCGTTGCGCGGGTATACGTTCCAGGATGATGCGCATCAACGGGGGTGGCATAGCACAGTGTTGCGGTCACCGTGACCTTGCCCGTGATCAGACCGGACGGCAGTGGAATGGGCGCCCGCACCGCGCGTGCGGGCGAGATTTTATCTTGGTATACGACCCGAATGGTGTTACCCGCGCAAAGGAGAATGTTGTCCAACTCTCCAGCCAAGCGGCCCCGGCCAACTTCAACGACCGGCATACCGTTTGTCTCCAGCGTGTGAAGGAGCAAAGCCCTCAACGCGAGCGACCCCAGTTCCGGTCCCATATGGGCACGGATCCCTGCTGCCATACGCAACACGGATGGGGCAGCGAACGACGTTCCGCCGGTGGCCTCCAGTGTCTCGGTATGATCTGTCCCGACGACCAAGAAGGGCTTATGGAGACTGCCTCCGAAAGCCACGAGGTCTGGCTTCACACGGCCCGGACTGCGCCCCGGTCCGACGGAACTGTAGGTCGCCCGTTGCCATAACGCATCCGTGCTATCACAGGCCCCCACCGCCAGGGCATTCACGCAATCGGCTGGCACTTGAATGCGGTTTAGATTCTCGGCCGCATCGGCCTCGCCGTCGTTCCCGACGGCGATGGTCGCCAGGGTATCTCCTCGGGACAAACGATCATCCAGAACCGCCGTCCAGGCGTGAACCTCGTCATCATCGATCGGTAATCGCGGCCCCAGGCTCAGGTTGACGAAAGGATAGGAGCGGCAGGTCAAAACGGCCTCGATCCGCGCCAAAACGTCATAAAGCTCCAGGGTGGCCTCGCCCGGCGTGTCGTCAAGGACGCGATAATGATCCACCGCCGCGTAGGGCCTCGGGATAGGCCGCCTGGGATCAATGGCGCCAAACAGCACGGCAGATGTAACGGAAAGTCCGTGAGAACAATAGTCTTCCACGGCCGGTCCCAACGCCTCGGTCTCAAGCGCGACCACCCAGGAAGAAAACAAATGATGGTCCGGTAATCCTCCATCGAATACGGCGATGCGTGTCTTTGGATCCAGGGGCGGTTCCGTTGGCAGCACGACGGTCTGAACTGGCATGGGGCCGGTTCGCACCATCGGACGCAAGGCACGCAGGGAGGGCATCGGTCGCAACACGCGAACAAGGGAAAACCGGGCGATATCTTCAGCAAGGGCAACGGGAACAGTCAGTTCCAGAAAACACAGGTTATCCGCGAAAAATCTACGGGGATTTTCCCAAGAAATGCCAAGAGTCCCAAGATAGGACTTCAGCTGGTGCAAAACACGGCTTTCAGCCATCCAGGCATTCGCGTGCACCACCACCTCAACAACGGCATTCTCCTGATCCGGAAGAGGTCCCTTGATCTTATCGGTCACCGCGGGCGCTGCAATGTCCTCGATCATCGTCAAGGCTGCCCCAAGGCTTGTCCTTTCACTCCACTGCGGCAACACGTCGCACCACGCGCGAAAAGCTGCCCTTTTCCCATGGACGAAAAACTGGGTAGTGTCCGCCGGCTCCGGAACACGCTCTCTTGATCGCTTTTCCGGCGTGATCCGACGCGGCCGGCTTCCGATCGGGACGACGCCCACGCCGTCGAAAAGCGCCTTCGGGTAATCCGATTTCGCAATAAAATCCGGGTGAAGGGTCACCGTTGCCACCGCACGGTCCTCTGGACAGGCCCCGTCGGGCAGCGCGTCCAGGGCCTCGACAGCCCGCGTGAGACGGGGGGCCAGCCGGTGGCATGCCTCCGCAACGGAATAGGGGCGGTCTTTCGGCGAACCGCCAAATTTCAGTGTAACCTCTTCGACAAGCCGTTCGCCCTTGCCGAGTAAAAAATTCCGGTTCGTCATGACGCCTCCCGACGTGGGGGGTTAACGTGGGCTTGGTCGTTTTCTTCGGTCGTGATCGCTTTTTCTCGTCTGGCCCCCAATGTCGTTCGGGATACGCCGGTCCATTCGGAAATTTGGCGTTGTGAAAACGTACCGGCAGCCAACAAGGCATCAACGACAGCAATTCGCTCCGACTTGGGTTTGCCCTTGCAGGACAGCAGTGCCGCGAGATGTTCGTTCAACGGCGCACCTGTAACTGCCGCCGCTCGTCTTGCGGACTCCAAGGTCCGCTCGAGGTCACTGAACGACGCGCCCTTCAGAACAACCGACAAGGCCCGGGCGAACGCATCGGCGGACGGCGTGTAGGGTGCCAGTCTGTCGGTGACGAAAAACCGGATCGTGTCGGGATCGGGAAGGGGGAACGCGATCCGCGCCTCGAACCGACGCCAAATGGCAGGATCCAAGAGGTCCGGATGGTTTGTGGCCGCTACGAGCAGGCCCGAGGCGGGCCAGTCGTCGATCTGTTGGATCAGAACCGTCACCAAGCGCTTGAGTTCGCCGATCTCGCCATGATCGTCCCGCCGCTTGGCGATGGCATCCAATTCATCGAGCAGCAGCACGCAGTCTACGGTCTTTGCATAGTCCAGGACGCGCCGCAGGTTGGTCCCGGTCTTGCCAAGGTAACTGCTCATCACCGTGGCCAGATCCAGAATGGCCAGCGGCTTTCCCAGGGCGCGCGCCAACCACCGCACCGCCATGGTCTTGCCAACACCAGGGGGGCCCACGAACAACGCGGTCCGGGAGGGGTCCAACCCCATCGCCTGAAGCGCCCCGGGGTTCCGTCTTTCCTGAACCAACAGGTCCAAGGCCTTGGCGACCTCCGGGACCAGAACAGGTTCGTGGTTCAGGTCCGGGTGATCTTCGATGTGAAGCAGATGCAGGCGAGAGTCCACATCCACCGGCACGGGCGTATCCATCTGTCGGCGCAGAGGCGACATCCGTGTCGGCGCCTCCTGGAGAAGCGCGATGATCGCCTCGGCGACGCCCGGGTTTGTGGAGCGCCGACGGCTGGCGGTCCGACGCAACATAAGCTGGACGTCCTGCGGCCGACCGGTTAGGGCGAGGCGCGCCAAAGTCAGGAAATCGGTTTCGAGAGACGACGATTCTTTGGTCATTGGGCCCATCGGAACTGGAAAACAGGGGGCGGAGGTGGATGGGCGCGGCCACCGAACGGGCGCGCCAACCGCCATGTCAGAACCGTATCTCGGACCGGCACACTTTTCAAACTCTACAGAGACAATAACGCATTATAATTATCATCTTGTTGTTTTTAAAGGATTTTTAATCGGACTATTTTTGCACAATATAGGTTTTTTGGTTCCATTTCGGCGTTTCAAGACCCGCGCCCTCCGGCGCGTCGCCCCCGCGTCTCCCTCCCTCACCCTGCGCGCATGATCATCGCGCCCCTCCATGGGTCCCTGATCCGCGCGATGGCGCTCGACGACCTGTGTCCCCGAGACCAAGCGGCAGGGGATGGGAGGCGCGCTCATGCGGCCGATCCTTGGTGTGCTGCGGTCCATTTCGGCCAAAGGTGTTTGGGGCACAGGCTCCCGGGGTCTCCGGGGGGATCCCCCCAGCAATCGGACCACCCTGCCTCGGCCCCGATGGTGATCCGGGTTTCCCACTCGGCTTCGGTCTTCCCGCCCCACGTCTGCGGCGGGGGTGTTTCGTCGGCTTTGGCCTGGGCGCGCATCGTGGCGATCTCGTCGCCCATGAGCTTCGCGGCGTAGGCGACGGGGTTTCGTTTCCCCGCGACGTCGGGACGCTTCCGGAACACGGCCGTGATTTCTTCGGGCGTGAGCCCCTCGCTCAGCCACCGCTGCACCGTCGCGTAGGTTCCCCCATTGGCTTCGAAGGCGTCCGGGTCTGCTCCGGCGGCCCGTAGCGCATCCCGTCCGATTTTGACCGGATCCGGTTTGGCTTCTGACCTGTGCTCGGGCTCGGGCGGCATGGGCCGCGACGGAGTTGGAGGCTGGACAGTGAGCGCCGCGTGTCCGCGCGGGTTCTCTCCATCAGCCAAGCTAGCTTGCTTCCTTTCCTTTCCTTTCCCTTCCTTTCCGTCCACGAGCCTTCGCGAGGGGTCTCGAGGGATCGCGAGGGATCGCGAGGAAAGCGCATCAAACCAAGCCTTCGTGCCTTTCGAGCGATTGCAGGAACGGCACGCAAGTACAAGATTTTCCACAGTTGTTTCCCCACCCTCATGCTCTGGCTCGAGATGATCTATTTCGAGGCCAGAAAAATACACCCAGCTACCGGGCTTCCCAGAATACAACCTTTGCCAATGTATATGACCAGGCGCCCCGCAATAGAAGCATTCTGCCTCTTTGCTAGTTCCTGGCTCGCATCCATACTTTTCGGCAAGGGCTCTGCGAATTGAGAGAGGGATCGCGAGCTTTCGCGAGCTTTCGCGAGGGAACCGGCTTTTGCTGGGCCGGTCCACTTTCTGATGGGTCTCCCATTTTGCAACGCGAAGGAAGGTTTCACCATCCTCAGACACCCACATATCCAACCGACCTGTCGCAACAAAGAGTTGGATATAGCCGTCGATTTCAGACGAGTCCTCCTTCGGCATCAACTCCATGGCCAACCGCTCTGGCTCGTCTGGAATACAGCCGTGATCATCAGCGGCGGTCCAAAGGCCGATGTAAAGCAACCGCGCTAACGGAGGGAGTTGAACCATGAAGGAATCGGTCCAGAACTCCGGCTTGATCGTGCGGATCCTCGCCATCACCCATCCTCCCGAGCCAAATCTTCAATGCGCTGTGTCGCGGCATTGAAGTACAGGCGCGCCGTTCCCACCGATCCACGGCGGTTCTTGGCAACGATAACCTCCATCACGTTTCGGGCGGCACCGAGACGCTCGGCGTGTGCGGCAACACGCTGTTGGTATTTGTCGTTGCCTTCTCCGTCGCGGGGCTTTGGTTCGGCCCGCTCCAGGTAGTATTCATCCCGGTACACGAACATGACCTTGTCGGCGTCTTGTTCAATGGACCCGGAATCCCGCAGATCGGCCAACTGCGGACGTTTGTCCTCGCGTTGCTCGACGGCACGAGACAACTGCGAGAGGACCAGCACGGGCACGCGAAGTTCCTTCGCGATGGCCTTAAGACCGGCGCTGATCTTGGTGACTTCCTGCGTTCGGTTTTCCGAGCGCTCCCCCCGGGCGGCACCGAGGATCTGAAGGTAATCCACCACGATCAGGCCGATGTCGTGCCGGCGCTTCATGCGCCGGGCTCGGCTGCGGATCGCCCCGACGGTGATGCCGGCACAATCCTGGATGTACAGGGGCAACCCGTCGAAGGCGCGACGAGCCATGACTGCGGCCTCGAAGTCGGCATCCGAGCACCGGCCCTGCTTGAGATCGGACAGGCTCACACGGGCCTCGGCAGACACCATGCGCTCCGCCAGGCTGTCCGGACCCATCTCAGCGGAATAAAAATCGGCGGGCAGACCGGCCCTGGACACGCTCCAGGCGATGGCCATCCCGAGCGCGGACTTGCCCATGGAGGGGCGTCCGGCCAGGATCACCATCTCGTCTTCGGCTATGCCGCCAAGGCGACGATCCAGGTCGGCGAATCCCGTCAGCAATCCGACCGGCGCCCGGTTCTTGTGGGCGGCCTCGAATTGGTCGAGGGCCTGGGCGGCGGCATCGGACACGTGGACCGTTTCCGCGCGCCCGGTGCTGGACTGAGCAACCTCCAGAAGCTCCGCCTCTGTGGCCTCCTGGATCTGCTCTGCTGTTTCTTCGATGTCGGTGCTGAATGCCTGATCGACCAGCGTGTACCCGATCTCGATCAGCCGCCGGCGCCGCGCGAAATCCGCGACAATGCGCGCATACTCCGGCGCATTGCGGACGTTGACCACGCCGGTAATCAGCCCCGCTAGGTATCGCTGGCCCCCGACCTCGGCGAGGTCCGGGTCGTTGTTCGCGAACTCTTTCAGGGTGACCGGGTCGAATCCCCGGCCGGCCTCGGACCGTCGCAGGATCTCCGCGTACAGCGCGGCATGGGCGCCGTGCGTGAAATGCTCCGGCCGGACGACGTCCACCACCTGATCCAGGGTGCGGGGCTGGGTCAGGATGGCGCCGAGCAATCCCTGTTCCGCCTCGGTCGAGTGCGGGGGCAGGCGGACGTCCGTGGGGTCGTCGATCGGGCGATCAAGATCAAGCGGCATCGTCCGAATCCTCCCCATCATCCTGGTCACACCAGGCGGACCAGATCGCGGCGAAGGCCTCGCGGGCCTCGGCCAGGCGGGCCCGGGCGTCGTCCACCTCGGCGGCGGATCGGGCGATGTCCAGGCGGGCGCGCTCCACGTCCTCGCGGGTCACGGGCGGGCGCCGATGGGCGATGTCCAGGCGGGTAATGGTGGCCGTCATCGCATCGCCCTCCCGCGTCTGTGGCCCCTGGTGCCGCTCCGGCCGACACCGGCCGAAGACAGGACCCTATCGGCCCATCCGGGGTGGTAGCCACGCGCCCCGCCGATGAGCTGCAGGGCCAGCCGATTGGTGCCGTAGCGGGCGACGATCTCCGGATAGGCCATGCTTCGGGCGTCCCCCACGGTCAGGTCGCCGACGCCAAGACGGCGGTCCTCGATCCGGATGATCGACGATGTCCGGTCGGGTGCGCGCGCCGGTTTCCAACCGCAGTCCGGACAGGCGGGGTCGGCGCGACGATAGACACGGGCACAGGCCGCGCAGGTCTGCGTGGCGGCCACGGCTTTTTGGGCATGGCCATCGACCAGGCCGGAATGCAGGGTCCAGGGGCGGTCCTCGTCGGGGAGGCCGTGGATCGCAGTACAGCCAACCAAATCAAGGATCGTGGCGTGGGTCTTCCTGAACCCAGGCCGCAGGGCTCGTCCCGCCATTTGCTGGAACAGTGATGTCGAGGCGGTGAGCCGCGACAAGATGATGCCGCCGAGGCGCGGGATATCAACGCCTTCCGTCACAACCTCGACGTTGCAGACAACATCCAAATTGTTGCCGGCGAGATCCTGAAAGATGGTGTCACGGTCACCCGACGGGGTGCCGCCATGGACTATCGCCGTGCGCCAGCCCCCCACATTGGCAAAGGCAGCGCCAACATGATGGGCGTGGGCGACCGATGCGCAGTAGATGACCGTCCTGACGCCGCATAGTCTCTTGAAGTACTGCCCCAGGGCGGCCTTGGTTAGCTCATCGGTGTCCACCAGGGATTCGACGGCCTTCACCCGAAATTCCCCGAAACGCTTCGGCAATCCTGAGGGGTCGATAACGGACGGCATGTATACCCTGGGCTCAACCAGATACCCCTGGTCGATCAGGGTGCGGATGCTGGGCCCGCGCACGGCGGCCGTGAAGGTATCGCCTAGGCCCTGGCCATCCAGGCGATAGGGCGTCGCCGTCAGTCCGAGGCGCTGCGCCGAGGGGCAGAGGGCCAGGGCGGATTGCCATTTGGGCGCCACCACGTGGTGGGCCTCGTCGCAGACCACCAACCGCACGTCGGCCAGCCACGCGCGCAGGGCGTCGGCCCGGTGGGGCAGGGTGTCCACGCTGGCGATGGCCACGCGGTCGGTGCCGGTGAACCGGTGCTCCGGCGCGATGATGCCGTGGTCGATGCGAAGGGCGCGAAACTGCCGGCTGGCTTGACAGATCAACTCGCGGCGATGGGCAAGCCACAGGACGCGCCTGGGCGATTCCCGCATGATGGTCGCGATGGCGGTGGACCCGACCAGGGTCTTTCCCCCGCCGGTGGGCAGGGCGTAGAGGGTGGACTCCCCGCGCTGGGTGTAGGCGAGGATCGCCGCGACGTCGTGGCCCTGATAGGGGCGGAGGGTGGTCATGAGGCGGCCCTCCGCGCGGGGATGTGGCCCGTTCCCGGATCAGTGGAAATACCGGCCGGAACAGGCCATGCTGGCGCCGGTAATCGAGCACACGGGAGGGGGGTATGGGCGGCACAACGCTGCAGGCCTGGCTGAAAGCGCGCTGGGAGCGGGCGTACACATGGGCGGAACGCTTGGCGCCTCATCTCGATTTGCCGCCACCGCCCGGTACGATCGTGGTGGCGATGGCTGTGGCCGTGTTGATCGGCGCGGTCCTCGCGCTGTTGGTCGCGGGGCTGATGGTCAGGGTCTCGGTGGAAATCGCCGGATGCGTTTTCGGGCCGTGCGGGCCGGCGGAACCCAGCCGGGCCTTCACCCTGCTGCAGACGCTGCTGCTGGGTATCGGCGGGGGATTGACGCTGTACTACCTGGCGAAACGCTCCAAGGCTCTTGAGAAGACCGCACAGGCCAATGTGGAGGCCCTGGAGAAGCGCACCGAGGAATTGCGCATGACGCGGCGCGATCACCTGAGCAAGCGGTTCTCGGAGTCCGTGAAGCAGTTGGGGGACGATAAATTGGCGATCCGCCTGGGGGGCATTGCCGGGCTTCGTGCTGTCGCCGAGGAAAGCGAGGTGGCCGAAGACGAGGCCAGTTACGCGACGGAGGCAGATAAAAAGCGGGCAGAGGCGGACAGACAGCGGGCCGAAGCCGACAAGCGCATGGTTCTGGACGTGCTCTGTGCCTTTGTGCGCACAAAAAGCAGAGAAAACTTTTTTCAAATAAATGAAATAAGTTCCGATTATAGTGCGAAAGTTGGCAAGGCTCTTGAGGATATTCAGGCGGCCATGAATGTTGTATTCAAGATTAGTCTTCCCTCCCATCTCTATGATTTCAGTGGCGCCGTCCTGAATGAGGCAAATCTGCATCAAGCCAAACTGAGTGGCGCGAACCTTATTGGCGTTCATCTCAAAAAAGGCTTCCTGGTCGGCGCGGACCTGACTGAGGCGATTCTGATGGAGGCCTGCTTGAGTGGTGCCGACCTGAGTGGCGCCAAGCTGCGCGAGGGCGACCTGAGCAACGCCGACCTTTGCGGGGTGGACTTGAGCGGCGCCGACCTGCGCGGTGCTGATCTGAGAGAGGCTGACTTGAGTGGTGCTGACCT